TTTTCCCAACCGTGTTCATTCGGGAACTGTTTGACGCGTCTTTGAACCCCGGCTGTTTGCGGTCATCTCCAGTCACTTCCCGGCCAAGCGTGTTGCGTATCCACTCATCGGCAATAGTTCTCTTGTCAGCAGATTGGTACCCGCCATATTCTTTTGTAGCATCAGCAAGAGACATCTCTTTGAAAAGTTCTTTTGAGTTACCAACCAGCAAACTTTGGGCACTCTTCTTAAACTCTTCGTACATCTCGGCGCCTGTACGGTCGCCGTTCATGATCTGGTTAGTCCACCAAGAAAGACCCGCAGGATCTGGATCACGGCCAAGTACATTGCGGTACACATTGGTCACAATGTTTTGGGCATTTTGAGCCGCAGTAATTTGTGCGGGATCAACGTTAAATTGCTTACCTGCGGCAATAATACCTGCGGCATCCAGTTTATTGTTGGCAATGTAGTCGTTAATGTTTGCGCCAGTGTAGTCGTTAGAGAACGCGTTTAAATTGGTGCCAGCCGTAGTAGCCCCCGTAGTAGCCCCCGTAGTAGCCCCCGTGTTGTTTAATGTGGCTATGCCAGAAGTATCTGTGTTTGTTGCCGTGTTGTTTGCAGCAGGGGGTGTGTATAACTGCAAACCAGTAATACCAGAGGTGTCAAACCCTTTCCATGTATCGCCAATATTCTCAGCCGTAATTCTGTTATCGGCAATAAGTTTATTGATAGCCCCTACATCATTTTTAGAATACGCATCTTCAAGCGCAGATTTTGTTTCTGCACCGATTACAGAATTGGCAGACTGCATGAAGCTAGCTTTTTGAGCTTCAGTTACTGGGCCGCTACCAAAACTCGATTCCCAAAATGCTTGACCTTCTTTATCAGGCGTGCGACCAAGTTCTGAATACAAGTCGGCAACGGTTTGACCCGTACCACCAGCCGCCAAAGCCACAATACCGCCGCCTGCCATACCCATCTGTTGCTGTGGGGGCTGGTTTAAAGAAGCTACGCCAATATCGTAGGGGTTTGGATTTGGATTTTGTTGTCTAAAAAGATCGCGCTGGCCTTGGAAAGTTTTGTTCCCAAACTCACTGGCTTTGACTGGTGCCATAGAGCGTACACCGTACAAAGGGTCAGGTTTGCCTGTGATTGGGTTGATATTGAAATCAAACTGACGGATGTAGTTGGTATTTTTGGTTTCTGGCGCTTTTGTGGTCGTGGGAACCATTGCACCCGCTAAGATCGGTGCGGCGGCATAGCCAAGATTGCCAAGGTTATTTTTAGCAAATGCCAAGGGGTTTGTTGCAGCGGCTTTAGCCCCCGCGCTCAATACGTCAGGTTTAGCTAAATTAAAATTTGAAGGGTTAATCTGCTCAATAGGCGGAACAGATACGGCACTACCGGCCATAGCACCAGAAGAACTTACGCCCCCCACAAGGTTTTCTGCGCCAATTGGAGCGCCGCCAGCAACTAACGCATTACCCCCAGCACCCATCAAACTTTCGCCCAGACCCGCTCCACCATACGCACCCAATCCGGCCATAAGGCCGCGAGACAAACTGCCGGTAGCCAGTGTCGTAATACCGCCTGTGGCAACCCCAGCCATCATGGAAGACATGCCCAATCCAGCAGGGCCAAGGAACGCGCCAAGCGCAATAGGGGCAACAGCCTTGAACAGATCAGAAAGGAAGCCAGCTTCGGGTAAACCCGTCTCTGGGTTGATAGTCATGGTTGTGCCGTTGGCTTCGGCAAATGCTTGTAGGCGCTGGACTTCGTCCGGCGTCATGTGTACGAGTAAAGAGTCGTCGCCGCGACCTTGTGCGGCTACCTGTTCGGCAAACTTATGCAGGCTCATTTTTGCCTCTCAAAATGGGGTTGCTAGATAATATCATGTTGACGTCTTTATGCGAAGCATTTGGCTTGTTGCTTGTACACCATCTTGTGTATCCCTGTAAACATCGCCAAGCCTCAGATTGGGTAGGTCGGCTTCAGTGGGCAGAGTGTCAAGGTTCAAGTTAAGCGTAGCGCCGCCCATGTCACCGGGGTTGGATAATTGGTTGAAGTACAAACGCAAGATGTTGTTAATCTGGTCTTGATACCGGCGCTCGTACTCATTGGGAGCCAGCGGCAAGTTTGGTGCGGTTGCGTTTAGTTCAGCCATTAGCGTCTGCCGTCTGGTCTAATGTCAATACGTGGAGCTCCAAGCTGCCAAGCCGTGCCAATCTGGTTGGAGCCAATCTTAAAAATCATCTGGCGACCGCGCATGCGGGTAAATATCTGACCCGTAAACTCTTCTGTAAGTACGTATGTATTGCCCTTAACCACAGGTTGCGCGGCGGTACTTGTCTGCCCTGAGCCTGAATTTGCCAGACCGTACAGCGTCATGGTTACTGTGGGCAGTACTCCTGTGGGGGAGTTTACAGAGTCTTCAAAGGTGAGGTCAGGCAATACGCGCCAGACAAAACCAAAATTGTGGCCATCACCAATATCGAACTCAGACGAACTAATATAAGCGTTAATCGCAGCAGTTGTGCCGGTTTCTTTATCATCTAGCCCTTGCTCTTGGTTAACCAAGTTATAGGTGTACGTAGCCGCCAGAGGCGACGGCTGCAAACCAGAATCTAGCCAAGCTGTTCGCGCCAACGTGCCGTAGTACCAAATTTTCTCTAGGTAGTTGTAAATAACGTACCTGTCTACCGCTGTTACGTCGGCAGAGCAATAGAACCACCAGACTTCATTAAAGCCTTCGTTTGTACCTGCAAATACCTGCGATTCTTGGTCAAGGTTAATATCTTGGAAGATGAAGCGGCGCAAGTCGCAGTTTAGCGTTTGTATACGGCCATCGTATGCGTAGAACTTATCCACGCCCATCCAGTACACAATACCCGAAGCCTGCGCTACTGAGTTAGGACTGATGATGGAGATGTTGTCGCCAAGCAACTGCGGTGCCCAAACATAAGGGGGGCCAAGGTACTGGAGTGAATAAACGCTTGAGTCTGTGAATACCACAATCTCTTGACGAGTTTGGATAGACGTTACGATCTCTGAGCCGTGAGATAGTCGGGTAAACCCTGCCTGATTGGTGGGGTCTGGCGTCCAGTTGTACAAGTCATCTTGCGCTGACCAGCGGATTAGCAGAGGGTCAATAGCTGTCTCACCGTAGTCGTTGCAACCAAACGCAATCACAAATCGTGAGGAGTCTGAGACTGTAAAAGAGTTAACCGCTGTGGGAACGTCCACAATTAAAGAGACTGCGCCCGTACCGGAAGAAACAGTATTTACCTCTGCGCCAGCAGAATCCAACAAATTAAAAGTTAAACCATTAACTTGAAAAACATAGTACGTAGTAGCCGCAGACACGCCACTAGGCAGAGAACCGCCAGAGAATTGAAGCGCAGCGCCTTCGGTAAATAAAACCGTAGAAGTCACCACAGTTGGCGAAGCGTTTGTAAAGGATACTGTACCGCCAAGGGTGTTTAAATTAACGCCACGGGTTGTGAGGGCTGACCCTGCGGATGCATCCCAGTAATAAATACCCTGCCCACGGGGGCCAAACAGCAAATCCTCGCCATAGTTAATTTGGTTCCACAACTGCAAACCAAGCGTGTTAGATATGCCTTCGCCCCAACCACCAGCACCCCAACCACCAGCGCCCCAACCCACTAGAGGTACTTGAATAGCTGGGCCAACGTTAAGTTGGTAAGTTGCAACTACTGAAGCACCGCCGCCGGGAGAGCCAGATACATCTGTAGCGTTGGCATTTGCGCCAACAGTGATTGTGTAGGTGTCTACTGTAAGTACCGTGACTTGGTAGCCTGTAGCCAGATTTAGGATTGGAGCCGTGATATTTCCGCCAAGCCCAACAGCACCGCTAAATACTACAAAATCTCCAGTACCGCAGCCATGCGCAGTATCGGTCACAGTGATAACCGCAGAGCTTAATGTAGCTACAAACGGGTTATTGTTGATTGTGCTGGAAGCACGGATAGGTGTGATGTCGTTGTACCCGCCGCCTGACTCAATGTAGAACTTTAAGTTAGTGCCCACGCCTACAAGGTTCAAATTGGCCAGCGTCACCCAATTCCACAACGAACGGCAGATGCCAAGGAATGTGGATGCGGAAATGCGCTCCCAACCACCAATAACTTCTGGGTTACCCTGACGGAAACGGATTTTGTCGCCCTCGTACCAACCACCCTCGGTTGTGTATCGAGTGTTCTCCCGGTTGACGCCCGGCTTAAACAGTATTTTTTGTAATGGCATGGGCTACCTTTATTTACTGGCAACGCCTTTGGTCTTCTCAAAAGAACGCATACCGGCAATGCCCAAGATGCCTGATAATATCACCCAAAGTTGGTCTGCGTCTAGTACCGGAGGAGGATCCATGCCCGTTGGAACCCAACCCATAGCTTGCACGTATTTCCATGCCCACTGAAACAGCGGGTACAGCAAAAACTGATAGCCCATAGCTGCTACACCAATCCAACCGATGGCAGGACGCCAGCCGCTGACAAACACACTGGATGATGCCGCTTCTATTTTATTGACCTCGATCTGAGCTAGGTCTGTGGCTTGGTCGATGCGCTTCTCTTCAAGATCAAGCTTACGCTGCTCAATCTCCATCTCCATCTTTTCTTTGTCAGTGGTGATCAGGTCGCCAGCAACTTTACCAACAGCCTCAATAATTGATCCAACGGCAAGCAAGCTCATTTCAAGCCTTTCAGTGTGCGGTTCAACCAGCCCTTGAGGAACTTGACCTGCACAGGGTTCTTGTTGCATATCTCAACGTAGCGGGCAATCTTAGCCAGAGCGTAAGACTCTTTGAACCGCTGGCCGTCCGTAATCTGGTTGAGCTTTTCTACAGTCTTAGCGCCAATCCCGCCATCTGGCGTAGCACCAATAACCAACTGAGCCAGCTTCACAGCCATACCCATACCTGCGTTTACACCAAAATTAAAGATGGTGTTTGCTACATCTTGGTTGGTAATCTCGTTGCCGCGCATCTTGTCCCAAAACTCGACACGGTAGAACTCACGCACCATAGGCGTCAGGGAGCCACCAAACTCCTTGCGATCTACCAACGCCCAGCCGGGCCACTGTGGGTTTTTGTTCCTAGCAATACCAGCGTAGGTCATACCGCCCGTGTCGCCGGGTACTTCGTGGAGGACGTAGCCGCCCTCGTCTTGCATCATCAATTCAAAAGCTGGTTCAAACTGTGCCATTATTTTTCCTTGGGCTTGTCTTCATTCTGCATGAGTTTGATACCAGACAGGAACCCAATCATGCCGCCGATAAGAGTAGAAAAAGCGGGTGAAATCATTTTGAAAATCTCGGCGTTGTCCACTTCCTTGGCCCACAAACCAAACAGAAACGCCGTGACCATAGCCAAAACAGAGATGCACAGGGTGGTGCTGACCATCAACGTGACGTACAGCGTTAACTTTTCTTTGGTGTCCCGTATCGGTTCTTGCGGTTTCTTGGTCATTTTTTTTCTCGATCAAGTGCATCTGTGTAACCTTTGATGACCGCGCTTCTAAGTTGCGCAGTGTCTGAAGTTCCTGCCCAATTGGGTAGGTTGTTCCAAATCATCACATAATCGTTTGTCTTGCAGTGGGATGCATTGCGCTCCAACCAAGCCAGCATTTCTGTGTAACGCTCTATAGGGTTGTGGACTGTATAACCAATCCCATAAAACTCGCGGACATAACAGCCATTCTTGGCTACGGCTCCAACTAGCCCTAACAGCAGTAACAGTATGAGCCAGCGCATATGTCATGTGAGCCTCTGGTTAAATACCCAAAACTTTTTTGAGAAGTTCTCCAGCCACGCCCGGCCCGAACAGCACGCACACGATCACCCCATACAAGAGGTACTCAATCTTTGTCATGCGCTTGTCCCCATCACGCAGGGAACGATCAATGCTGTTATAGCGTTCAAGGCAGACAGCTTCGTGCACGGCTAATTTTGTCTCAGTTGTGTCCATGATTAGAACGTAATAGAACCATTGGCTGTGAATTGGTAGACCCTAAAGCCTCCAGCCACAGTAATCGTTGGTGAACCTGTTGTGCTTGTTGCGGCTCTGAATGTGTCTGGATAACGAAGGATTACGATACCGCTATTACCTGCCGCACCAGTTTCAGAAGATGGGCCGTAAGTACCGCAACCACCTCCACCTCCACCTGTATTAACGGTTCCTGCAACTGGACTTGCCGCACTACCTCCACCCGCACCGCCACCGCCTACACCGCCAGAAGACACAGTAGAAAGTCTATCTCCGCCACCGCCTCCACCAGCATAAGTTGTAACAGTCCCAGAAATAGAAGAAGCAATACCAGCGCCGCCATTACCGCCAACTGTGCTGGTTCCGGCAAGTCCTACAGTTCCAGCACCACCTCCACCGCCAGCGCCAGTATTAACCGTGGTAGAACCGCCGCCGCCAGCATTACCTTGCCCAGAAGTGCCAGAACCTCCTATGCCTTCAACTTGATTTCCGTAACTGCCACCGCCACCACCAGAACCACCAGCAACACCATTCATAATTCCAGTAGCCGCACCACTAGCACTGTATGCTCCACCGCCACCGCCGCCTAAAGCAACTATGTTTCCTGTGCTTGCGCCAGACGATGCGGCAAGTAAGACAGAATTACTACCAGTTGTACCTTTTGTTGCCGCACCACCACCAGCACCGCCACCGCCAACAGTAATCCAAAGTTGAGAGCCAGCAGTTACACCTGAAAAGCCAGCAAGCAATCCTCCACCCGCACCGCCTCCTGCTCCGCCACTTCCGCCTCCACCGCCACCACCAGCAACGACCAAATACTCCACATTCTGTGGAGGCAATCCAGTCCAGTTGTTATCTTTAATGGCTTGGGACGCTTGACTCAACGTCCACATCCCAGAATACTGCGCCATGTCAGGCTCCTTGAGTTACTTCAACCCATGATGTTGTAGCTTCGTCCCAGCGGTGCATACCAGTTGTAGGCATAGGAACAGGAGATCCCCACAGGCAAGTGTCTTCGTTCAGCACCCAGCTTGGGAATGGCTTGGGAGGAATGAAAGCGTCACGAGTAGAGTCGTATGTGTAACCGATGCCAGCGTAGTTCTTACGCAGTGGGCGACCTTCAGGGTGCTGACCGCCGTGTGTGTTGTAGCTGGTCTGAATCCACAATGATGGATCACCCCAAGGATGACCTTCTTGGTTCAGCGTTTCCCAATCGACCACATTAACTTCTGTGACGATGCCGTTGATGACTTTAGCAAAATGTGCCATGTTTATTTCCTTTAGAAAGTTACAGTTCCGTTAGATGTCCAAGTGTAGATTTGGTATCCATCTGCGTAGTTTATCTGAGGGTTGCCAGTTGTAGAAGTGGGAGGAGCGCAGTTAGCAGGGTAACGAATGATTACGATGCCAGAGCCACCATTTGCGCCTGTTACTACTACGTTGCCTGCGCCAGCACCGCCACCGCCTCCTGTGTTTGAAGTTCCTGCGGTTGCACCAGTAGATGTGCCGTAACCAAAAGATGCACCACCACCTCCAGCACCACCCAACCCAAAAACAGTTGCACTAGCACCAGCACCCCCGCCCCCGCCACCAAAGAATCGTCTAGTTCCATCTATGGTTGAGCAAATGCCTGTACCACCATTTCCACCACTAACGGAGTTAAAGTTTTCTCCGACAGAACCAGCACCGCCGCCGCCTCCAGCATTATCTGCTGTGCCAGAATTCCCACCTGCGAAACCTTGACCTGCGGGAGATGCTGTTCCTCCAGTTTTAGCAACACCAGTACCAGAGCCAGCACCACCACCAGAGCCTCCAGAAGCAACTGTGCCTCCTCCCCAACTTCCATAGCCACCACCAGTAGCTGTAATGGAACTAAAAACAGAATTAGAACCAGAAACGCCATTTGAACTAATTGCAGTTGCGCCAGCACCGCCAGCGCCTACAGTTACAGTCAATGCAGTTCCGGGCGCAACAGCCAAACCAGCGGCTTGAAGTAAACCACCAGCGCCTCCGCCTCCGCCTCCACCGCCACCTGATCTCCAACCACCACCACCACCCCCACCAGCGACCACTAGGTATTCAACCGTAGCAGTGACTCCGCTGGTTAGCGGGTTGAATGTCGCTGACAAATAGCCGCCCAATAAATTAGACATTTGTTACCTCTTTTTTTCTGGCTAATGCAATCAGCATCTTTTCCCTAAACTCAGGATCATTCCATCGGGCTTTCATGGCTTCCGACTGCTTTTTGTATCCCTCGTCACTAGAGCGATTGTTTCTTGCAATACGCATATTCTCTCTCACTTCAGCAGAAAATACTTTGCCAGTTCTGGCGGCAATCATCCGTGCCACAGATTCTTTTGACCGCTTTAAACCAGTGATGGCTTTGGTGCGTTTTTCAATTGTTTCTGCGCTGTGCTTTTTGCCTTTTAAGCTGGCGCTGATTTTGGCCCGTTGCTCTGGCGGTATTGGCCTACCAGTAAACAACTTGCTCATGTGGTCGCACCATTCCTGAGAACGTTTAACACCATACGTATGGTGGTCTTTACCAACAAAACCTGTATAGCCTTCGCCGCCAGCCGTGATGTTATAACCACTTGGGCTTCTAGTGCCTAACGCTTCAATGGCTTTTTTCTCTAGGTCAAAGCAATAACCCAACGTGCTTTGAACCAATATTTCCATTTTGAAATTATCCATACCGTATTTGTGGATGGCGTTTTTCAAGATTGATTTGCGGCTTGGGTTTGCTTTTGAACCGTGTTTTTTCAGACGGTCTGTTGGATTTTTAGACACTCCAATGTATTGCATACCGTTCACGGCATTCGTGATGCGGTACAAGTATGCAACGTCTTGGAGATTGCCTGCCACGATTAACTCCAGTTAGCAGATTGCACTGCCGTGATAAATGA